GAGGGTAAGAGTAATGCCTATTTAGTGTTCGATGAATCTCAATATCATGACTTACAATTCCTCAGTCACGCTACTTATTCACTCACACAAACTCACGGGCAGTTTGAAACGTTGGGCATTGGAGGAGAGGCTGGATCCGAATGGGATAACCGTTGGCTTTCATCAGATCAACGACACTGGATCTATGACGACAACTCCGATTACACGGATCCTAGCACGGGAAGAATATGGGCAGGACAGGGGTGGAGACATAAACTTAGATTTAGCAACGATGGAATTATAATCAATACACCTGAGGAACTAAAAGTAATCCTTGCAGGCAAATGGGTATCACAGAACCCAGACGCTACAGAGATTAGAGGCTATTGGCTACCACAGGAAATCTTTGCCACTATACCATTAACTAGACACTCAGCAATTAACGAGTATCAAATACCAGCGTCCATATCTGTAGAATGGCAAGAGCAGGAGCAGCCAAGATCTATTTACTTATCTCACTGTAGAGGAGAATCATACAAGGCAGAAAGGAGGCCTATTACTACTGAAATGGTTAAAGCCTGTATGAGGCCGTATGAATATCTTAACATTTTATCAGGAGACGAGGTAAAGGCATTGAAGTTAGAATATGGTAATGAACTTAGAGTATTAGGAGGAATTGATTTCGGATCCAGTACGACAACCCCTACAACAGTATTGGCTATACTATTGCATTGGCGTAAATCAAAGCGTTATCAACTTGCATTTATTGAGAAAATTGCTCAAACAGATCACCCCTATGACAAAGCCAGACACATATCAGAAACATTTCAAGCCTATGGAGTCGATATAGCAGTTGGAGATATTGGCCACGGACAGGACATGGTTCCCGTTATCCAAGAGGGAGGTAGAGACTCTCAAGATAGACCATTTGAGGGACTAGGTAAATCCGTGTTTTATTCCTGCAGAACTATCTCTGATGAAACTAAACCACAAATGACAAAGCAGCAGGACTCAGATGAGGAGGGTACAGAGTTAGGCCGTTTCCAAATAGATAAGACTACCATAATTCAACAGTTCGTGGATTTTATTGGCTGGAATCTAGACTGTGCTCATATCAGAGAACCTTGGAGAGAACTAACTAGAGAGGACACACCTATCAAAGTCCCTAAACTAATGATCCCATACGCAAAGAATTGGGAGGTAGATTTTCTATTAAAAGAATGGGTTAAACTAACAAGAAAGGATCTAGAGAAAGTCCAAGAGGGAGACATTGAGGACGGTAGACAGAGAAATAGAAAGGAGTTTAATCACCCTCCAGACTCTATGATGGCCATAATCTACTGTATGGTAGGAGATAACAACTATGATGAGGGTTCGTTCAGTATCAATAGAATTAAGAGGAAACGCAATTAAATGCTTAAATATGTAACTAAAACAGAGTAAACATGACTAGATGTTTAAGATGTGGTATGGGTGAACGTGCAGGCGAGCATGACTGGAAAACTGGAATATCTAAAAGAACCTCACCCTCACATAAGTTTGAGAATGATAATAGGCCAGCGTCACACCCAGATCAACAGTATGGATTTAACGATAAATTTGTCGCACTTAATCACGCAAAGGAAAGAAGATGATAAGCAAAAATCATTATCATGTTACAAGTCGTTCATTGTTGTTAGAGTATGAGAATGGTATTCCAGTTTATTTTTCAAACAATTTGAGTACACTTAGAAAATGTCCAAGTTGTAAAAGTAAGAACATTGTTAAAACAATTAATGTGACACGAAGAACAAGTTTAGATGTTAAAACAAATAAACTTGTCACAAAGATAGTTGATGATGATCAAACTGGTAGTGGTTTTACTTGTTGTGATTGTAATTTAGAAATAGATAGCGAGGGTAGTGTAACGTTTAGTAGTAGGTATGATGAACAATGATAACTACATCAAAGAGAAATATTGTTTATGAAGAACTGTATAGCAGCGACAGAGTAGAGCATGGAATTACTTAATAATTTAAATTAGGAATATCTACAGTTAGTATAGAATGAGTTACCACTACAACTATGATAGAGAACGGGAGATCCTAAAAATAATTAACTCTAAAGTTGAATTTAAAGACGTATGCGACTCTTTAGGAATTTTGGACATAGAGAGTAATGGAAAATAACATCATAGTAACTTACCCCCGTAGGTGTCCAACACCAATGGTAGTTAATTATGCTCTATGCAAATTCACTCTCAGATGTATTAGGTGTAGAGGCCATGAGGGAGAATGCGAATATGAGGTCTAGATATTGAGGTGCAAGAGTTGTGGGCTAAGTACACATAATTCAGCGTCTAAAAAAAAGCACTGTTGGTTACATAAACAATGTCCCCCCTGCCATTTTTTTGGTAGATCATACTTTAGGAGTGTAAAATATTGAGGTGTAAAACTTGTTACTATACTATCAAAACTAAAAATAAGAGCCACTGCTGGGATCATCAACAATGTTCTGAATGTCATTATATGGGAATGACTTGGAGATGAGATGTTTAAAATGTAAATTGGTGTATAGGAATCCCAATAGAATAAGTAAGGACACTCAGACCTGTGGTAACTGTCGACTGAACACTACTATCTACTCAGGAAAGTCACGCTATTCGTCAAAAATAATTAATAGTAACAATTAGGTACTGTATTGTACAGTACATTACTGTAAGCGTTGCGTTGTATTGGATATAGATCACACACTGGCTGTAAGAAGATAACTAAAAACCCGTATGCACATAATTGGACAGAATGGCAGTTATGCTTTGACTGTGCTAATATTATTCACCCAGAATTTTACAAGGATAGGCCTAGACGAGGCACAGGAGGCAAATATCTCAAAGAGACTATATGCCAAGATATGATAACACAATTTAGTTAAACGATTAAACAATTAAATATACCATTGATCTGTAGGTAGTTGTCAAGTAGACAAAGCATTACACTCTTGAAGTGTAAGTGAAATCTTTTGATAAAATGAAAAAGTCTTTCACACCGAATCCGATTCGGGAACCACTTTAGTGCATATACCCATTGGATATCCTATGGCAGCAGATCTCTTAGGAGATGAAGTGACACAGATAAGACTGAGCAGGAGAGAGAAGTTAAGACGTTAATTTCTTTAAGTTAGGTAGGATCGTGCTTATGATACACGGCTACTCAAGTCTCCACTCTCATTTCATATAGCGAAACTGGGGCTCTAGGAGCAATTACCCGAATAAAATGTGTGTGCGAAAGCCTAGCATGACGGTACCCTACTTAACCCAGTGACGACCCTGAACAGACTAATAATCTGCAGGAGTGTCGTTATAGTTGCAAGTATAGCGAGAGAGTGGCCACAGATTACCACTTTAAAAACAGAGGACGTACTTGAATCACTACAACTCCCACAGGAGAGGCAGCAGTTGTGCTGAACACCCAGAGCATAATGATGGCCAGTAGTGACTGCTGAGAGTAGAGGCCTATAACCTCCACTTGATCATCGGTGACGTAACATGGGAGGAGAGTCCCCATTCAGAAAACTCCAAAGAGAGACAACTCGGCTCTATAGCGATAGAGAATCAAACCGTTCCGCTGGCTACGATAGTGCTGGCTCCTTTTACTTAACTAGACACTTTTAGCCAATGATGATAATCTAATTCATGGGATTCGCTCATAGACTGCGTACTGGACTAGGAGAATTATTCTCAGGTGGCAATCAAGTATCTACAGGACGCTTACACGACTCAAGATCCATGAATGTTAATGCAGTAAAGTACGCAGCCGAATTTTCCCAAATGCAAGAGGCAGGAGGATTCTCTCAACCCGTATTCGGAGCAGAACTATCCACTGTAGGATCATACGAAAGAGAGGGCTATACTAGCAGAACTTTCGATACTCCTACTGTACCATTTAAGACTCAAGTATACTATGCAGAGAGAGACGAGGACGTTTCACTGGCCGTAAACGATCTATCATCTAAAATCACAGGAGGAGCACACTACTGGAAATCAGAGGTAGAGGCAGTCACAGATAAAATGACTCAGTTCTCCAAAGACATTGACTTTGACTGGATAGACACAATCCTTGTAAAAGAAGTAATTACCTATGGTAACTCATTTTGGAAAGCCAGACTGGGAATTAATCAAATTAGAAATAAAGACGACTTAATGAATATACCAATATCATCATGTGCTCGTATTTGGTGGGATAGACAAAGAATGCCATACAAGTATGAGTTTAGAGGTTCAGAATATCAGGGCTATTTTAATGCCGCAAACATTATGCACTTTTTATGGAATCCAATTAACTCCTCACTATTTGGCACAGGTGTCATGACCTCACTTACCTCTACTAGAGACTTTGAGGAGATTACCCCATCAGGCCAAGTATCAAAGAAATTACCCTCCCTTATGGATAGAAAATATTCTACGGCCATGACCATGCACTTGACAGAAAGAAGATACACTCCTCACAATGTCTATGTAGCCATGAATGCCTCACAAACTGAAAGGGCTCAACTTACATCAGATCTAGGAAACTTGGACACAGGAGAGGATATTGTAGTTGGTAACAAGGTAGAGGTACAGGAGTTAGGAACTGCAGCAAGAGCCTTTGATCCTACAATGTTCACCAATATGGTTCAGGGTGAGATACTCAAGGGTCTGCAGACTTTCACAGGTAAACAAGGCGGAGAGGAATCTCATCAATATGCCAATGCTAAGGAATCAAGTTCTCAGACAGAAATAGGTCTGGCCTCATTCCCTCTAGCACTTACACGCCAACTGCAAAACAAACTATTCCAGCCTTGGTATGATCAAACAGGAGGAGTATACGATGATACTTTAGATATGTATGGAATGCCTATTGGAATTAATGGAGGAATGGCACCTATAGCATGGGAGGAGGCTAACCCAGAGGTAAACTTTGGTAGTGACGTAAAGGTAGAACTTGACACCGAACAACAAATCAAACTCGTAGAACTTGCTATATCCACAGGAGCAGTACAGGATCCAGTAGAGATGAGGCAACTCATGGAGGACGCAGGCCTTAACCTAAGAAAAGAAATGACTGAACAAATGGAAATGCAATATAATCCAATGGCTCCACAACCTATGCCACCAATGCCAGAACAGGCTCCACCTCCAATGCCAGACTTTAGCACATACGGGGCAGACCAAGGAGGCAGGCCAAATGACTACCTTAACTATAACTTCGCAGATATTGACTTTACCCAGACAGAACCTCAGAACTCTATGGACGCAAGTCCCTCAGTGACAAACTCTGCAGACTCACAGCCATCAGATCCTCGATTAAACTGGACTGAGCAGCAAATTTCCCAGAGATTAAAAGTAGATACATCTCTCCCAGCAAAAATCGCAAAGGCAAAACCTACTATCACCTCAAAACTCAAAGACCCAAAAATACCAGCATTTAAGAATCTAAACATATCTGACGTTAATGCACTTTTAGGCCAAACTGAGCAATAACTATGGTATGCCCATGTGATGAGAATAAGAGACTATTCAAAGAAAATAATTTTACAGAGATAGGAACTAGTAATAGAGTAGAGTCAGACTTTCTACCTATCACAGGAGAGGACATGACAGAGAAAATAGATTTTAATTATTTAGATACTGACTCTACTAGAATGCCTAATGATGAATTAGAAAGAGTAGACGGAGAGCCATACCCTACACATCAGCACATACCAAGAGAGCCATACGGAGAGGAGCCAGCACACGAACCATATCTCTCAGAGTATTATCCAGAGCAGCAGTTGAATATCGCTAATCAATTACAGTTCTCTATACAAGAAGCATGGGACGAATCTAAACACCCTAGGGACGCAGATGGAAAGTTTGGATCAGGAGGCGGATCATCAGGAGGAGATTCTGACAAACCTAATGCCACAGACGATCTAAATTCTATGACTATGGTTAGAACAACAATACAAGGCCAAGAATACCATGTAGGAATAAAAGACAAACTCAAATGGGAAAAATACACTACTCCTGAACAAAGAGCAAATCCTAACTTTCAAACTGACTTTGGTGATACATTATTGCAAAGTTATGCCCCTGACTCACAGCCTGCTCCAGAACCCTCCGCAGGAGGACTTAATGAACCTGTCCCAGAGCCAGAGCCTACGGCCACTGATAAACCTACAAGAGATATTTACAAAGATTTACCTGAATACAAACTAGACGGAGAGTTTGAATCTGCAGCAGACGCTAGGAAAGCCAGAAAGGCTGTATTTGCAGACGCTGAGGAGGATAATGGTAGATTAGCAAATATGAGGAGTACAGTTGAGACACAGCAGAGACAAATCAAATACCAGCAAGATATGATTGAAGATAGAGGAGGCACTGAGGAGCCACAAGTCACAGAGGGTAGAAAACAAAATATCGCAGCACTAGAGGAATCTATTGCTAAACTTAATCCTGAAATAGATGTAGTAGAGGCAGACTTACTCAAGAGAGGTAAATTAGAATACGAGGAAGTACAGAAATATCTCCACAGACGACAGGAACACGTTGACGATCTAACAAGGAGAAAGGAGGGCTCTAAGAAATGGTATGAGGATCAAGGACATATCGGTGCTTATGACAGAGTAATAGACGAGTATAGAACAGGAAAAAAGGAGGGACATTTCGCAGGAGCAGAGGCAGACGCACACAGAGCCCAAGTTCAGAAAGAATACAATAAAGAGAGAGACGCATACAAAAAAGCACAAGACGAGAAAAACAAAGGAAGAAATGATAAAGCCGCTCAAGCAAGCGAGGACGCTACCAAGAGACTAAAAGCAAGTGGATTAGATAGTGTAGATTCAATAAATGACCTCATAACTGCAGATAATAGTCTACTCCCATCAAATGAAAAAGCCATGACTGGAAATGCTACTGACCAAAAGAAATTCCTAAAAGACACTAAATCATATTTACAAGATCGAGCAGACGCATTTACGATAAGAACTAATGAATTAATGGCCGACCGTGGATATGTGTCAACTGGAATAAAACAAATGTACACGGAGGCTAAATTTAAGAATGATAATTTTGTTGAGAGTCACTCCATGAAAGGAGTAATCATGTACAATGGAGGAGATAAAAAACAAACCGCCATTTATGAAAAACAGTTTAACAGTACCCCTAAAATTGGCCAAAACGAAATTAAAGAGGTGTCAATTCATGCTAGTGGACAGCCTGTAGGATCACGAAGTAGTAGGAGAGGCGGTGTAATTATGGGTTCATGGGATAACAAAGGTAAAATTAGTTTGTACCATGCCTCAGGTGCTTCTAGGAAAAAATTAGAAAGAATGGGTATATCTAAAGACGACTTTGATCTTACAGGTGATCACGAATTTGCTCATGCTACATGGCACGGCACTAAAGCAGATATTAAGAAAACAGGACAGAGTACACTATCTGAGGCTATGGATAAGTTTAATGCAAGTGTTAATACTGCATACGATGATCCTAATTTCAAATTAGACTCCTATACAGACACCTACAGAAAGGGAGGAAGTGCTGGATCATTTAGGAGAGACGCTGATATTCTATCAAATGAAACTCATTCTAAACTAAGAGAATATGAAAAGCAGGGAACCTTAGACTCTATGGAAAATACGGCAAATACTGTCATGTTATTTCAGGCAGACTATGATAAAGGAGGAAATGCAAAGGCCAGAATAGACACTAAATACGGAGATATGGTAGGAGTAGGAATGGCTTACGGTATGACTCCTACTAAAGCAAAATTCATGCAAACCATGATCGGATCGTATAAAGGTCTAAGACAGGAGATGTATGCAGTATGAGTGAACAGATAAAGTACGATCAAGTTATAGAGAAATTCTTTAAGAAAGGACAGGTACCCTCTGACGAATATTCAGACTGGGATTATGTAGTTATTTCATATTTATTAGATGGAGAGTTAGTTCTTCAAGAGACAGAACTATCTCCAGAAATGTCAGATTTATTCAATGAACCTGACGATACTCTAGAAATAGGTGAATCACTGGCCATATCAGACAGTCTATCCACACAAACTGTAGAGGATAAGAACTGGACGGCCACAGGTAGCAAGGTAGACTCTGAGCCATCTATGCACAATGAGGAGGGCTGGGCTGGTTTTGTAGGAGAACCAATGGACTATCAGAATGTGGGAAAGCAAGATAAGATATTTGATTTACCATTTCACTACGTCCTAGAGCCAGACAAAAAAGATCTACTGCAAGAAAGTACAAGGCCAAAAGCAGTAAACGTCCCAGCCAGCACCGTCTCTCAATTTGGAAAGTGGACTAGAACTGACACTGAGCCCTGTGAAATATGCGACGGGTTCAAAGGTAAAATCTTTGACTTGGCTAAAAAGCGTAGACCTACTCCGCCATCAGAGGGTAAGGGATTCACTACAAGTCACCCTAATTGTCACTGCTATTGGGAGCCAGTAGAGAACCCAAGAGATGAAACCAAGAAATCAGCAGTACCAGCAAAACTGGACTTGTTAACTAATCTGGAGAAAAAACACGTTTATTCTATTAATAGGAAAATAGGCCAAAAAGCCAAGGATCACACTTTACACACAATATTCCAAGATGGCAAACTCTCAAAGAGAACTAGAGGTACTAACCCAATGAAAGAAATTAAAGAAGCACTAGTAGAGTTACACGGCCAATTTAATTGGTTTACCCAAGACTATCTGGCTAAAATCCACGAACTTGATAAATCCGTTGGTGGTAAATTCATACTCGTGAGAGCCTCTGCAGAAACTATTACAGATCATCGCTCCGAGGGAGAACCATATAGGAGATTACTCAAAGGCGATGAACTAATGCAACTCACTAGGACAGGTATAGGAAAGTCCACAGACATTAACCACTTGGGAAAAGAGTATGAGGTAGACAGCCTAGTATTAGACGCTGAATTTGACCCAATGAGAAAAGAATCTCAAATGTTAGTACATCTCAAAGATCCTGAAATTATCCACTTTATTGAGACAGGCCAGATCTCCTCCGTGAGTATCAACGCAGGAGCACCTAGGAGAATGGACACTGAATGCGATACTGGCGAATGCTTTGTAGTCCCTACTGGATTAATCCTTGG